GCTATGTTCGCTGGGATGTGTTAGCATGGGTTGGTGCAGTTATCATGTTAGGTAACTACATGAAAACTTATGATGCCGCATGGCAAACAATGTTAAAGACCAGTGTGCTCGATCCGCATACTTTCGTTGGCATGTTAATCATCAGCGTCATAGGTCTCATAGCTAGCTTTTTAATGGGTAGTTCAGGTAAGTTTATTGCGATTGCTGTATTAATGTCTCAGGTCTTTGGAGTTGAGTATTTCTTATGGTTCTTTGCTATTGACTTTGCTGGTTACTTGTTAAGTCCCACTCACAAATGTGTTGTAATCGGTAACCGTTATTTTGGAACACCGTTCGGCACCTATTACAAGGCTTTGGGCGCATGGGGATTGTTATTGTTAGCAACTTCTGCTATAATAACATTTTTACTGTAAGGTAAAAATAAAAGGGTCGGCAGAGAGTCGACCCTTCATCATACAAAAGGAAAATTATGAAAAAAGTATTAGCAATTTTGGCAGTAGCATTTGCCGGCACAGCCTTCGCAGGCGGGTATGCAGGAGTCGAGTATGAAGACCAAAATGGTCGTAACGGCACTAGTGACAGTGTGGGTACAGCAGTTATTGTAGGGTATAAAGACGGCGCAACAGCTTACTCTGGTAAAGTGTCATCTAGCAAAGCTAGTTTAGACTCTGGTAATATCAGCAATCAATACGAAGCTCGTGTCAAACACAAGTATTCGGTGATGAATGTTAACCCTTACCTAGGACTGCGTATTGGTGAGAAAGTTAGTTCAACCAGTCACTTTGCTTACTATGCCGTGGATACTGGAGTCGTATTACCAGTTGCAAAAGCATTTGAAGTAGACGTTAGCTATCGTTATCGCAATGCGTTTGAAACCAGTAACAGCTTTCAAACCAACCGTGTTGGCATCGAAGGTATCTACAAAGTTACCAAAAACGACAGTGTAGGTTTGCGTTTTGCACGTAGTTATGGTGATTCCGAAACAAACTCAATTCGTTTGAATCTAACTCACAATTTCTAATCCACTACGCTTGATGAAAGGCTACTTCGGTAGCCTTTCTAACCCCATAATGGTTTCAATTTTAGTTCTAATAACAGTGTTATTTAATGTGGTGCGTAGTCCGGAATGCAGTTGTTTTGGAAGATGATCTAGATTAGCCCAAGCAACAGTGGAAGCACTCTGTGTTAAAAACTCTTGATCGACCACACAGACGTATGTGCCGTATTCAAAACCACGATCTTCACTGAGATACAGTTCAATAGGAACTATACGACCATGTTCATATTGATTTAATAATTCGTCCGCATCTTCTAAGAGACTGTTATTGCGCTGAAATGTAGGCACAGTCCAACGTTCTGTATCTAGGATCAGCAGTATACGACCTGTGGTTTTAGCTAAAAATAGTAGTCCGGCACGCTGTTGCATGCCAGTACTTATCCGCCGGCGAGCTTGAAGTTCCATTCTCCTGGCAAGTACTCGCCTTCAAAGGCCTTGATCCATTGTGTGCCATCCCACTTATATTTGATACCTGTGCGTATATTTTGAATATAAAACGGAGCAAAATCTTCACCTAGAGCATCTGCTGCCTCTGCAGTATTTTGATCTGGATCCCATATTGTTGTCCACTTACCTCCAGTCCATTCTACGACAGAGTTGGCTTTGATGACTGGATCTGTGCCATCTTGATTTTCCCATGATGAATCATTGTTGCTGGGCTCTCTCCAAGCCTGCGGTCCACGATAAGGCACACTGGTACTGTCTGCCGGATTAGAAGGTAGATTGATATAACCGCCACGATTTACGCTGTTGTTGACATCATCTAACATCAAGAATCGCAGTCCTATGGGGATGGCTGCATGTGACCCGTAGACCTCTAACGGATTATACTTGTAAGGATCGATAATAGCATCTATCGTGCCACCAGCAGTTACTCCGGGCACAGTGCTGGCTATGTCATCATTGCCCGGATATGTATCCGTATCCAAGGACACTATTAGTATACTAGGTTCTATTGGGTTAATTACAAATGTTCCTACTATTTCAAATCCGTTGGCCTTTTTAAACACAACTTCACTGCCTGGAACATAACCGCCTTGTGCATTCAATATTATATTCCAATCGATTGGCTCACCGTTTTTTACTTCTTTTTCGCTGAGTCCTAGTGATGTCACTGCCTCTATGGGATTGACCAATGTTAGGTCGTATTGATTGTCGTTGGGGTTGCCGGTATTTGATTTAAACAGTAAAACTCTATATCTGCCGAATGGTTGGCCGGTTAAGCTAACATTAGGAGCACTGTTGTTATAAATTAAATCTTCGAGATTAATCACATCTCCTTGCTCGGTCAACACGTTGGCCACAATGCTTTGCACTATACCTAATTTTTTAACTTTGGCCGGCGGCGATATAAACACAGGCATTTCGAAGTCCATGCTACAGATATCTATGTCCGAATCTGCACCTTGTGGTATAGTCCTGCTTGAAAAATTAGTGCCGGTTAGATACATGGCGCTAAGGCTGGTCCAGTCTACGTAGTTGTCTGTGGTTTGGAGTTCCAGACTGGGATTAAACAACACCAGTATTTGTTCAAGTAACTGTAGTTTTTGATCTGTGTTAGAAGTCCACAGATCTGCCTTCATGGTCAATTTAAATGGTGTAGGCATCAATCGTTCTACGGTATAGCTGCCGCCTTGCGTACCGGTGTACTCTCTAGTACCGTTGGCATCTGTGAATCTGCGCTCTCGGATATTTATCTTTGAAACAAATGTAGGGTCGCTGAGTCTACTGGTATCCATTTCAAGACCTGTGATATAACAGGCTATCCTAGGCACAGTGGGCATTTTATTTTCTGAATTGTCTTTGATGATGCTGGCTACTTGCCTAGTTAGGTCTCCGTACATAACAGGAATCTGTCGTTGGTCACCGTCACCTGCTTGATACTTAAATCCAATAAACACACGCATGAACTGTGTGACATATCGTCTTATCTGTCCGTCATAGTGAAAATCCATTATAGGTCTGCCTCGGGTCTAAGAGCCTTGCTGAGACTCTGTTTTTCTTTGACTGTGTGACCGTCAATGGTACTCACAGTAGAGTTATTAATGAATGTAGATTTTTGTGTAAGGCGTACATCTTTGCCTGCAAACGGTTCACCGACAGCAACGTCACTAGCACCAAGGTTGCTCGTGGTCATCCTCACATTATCCTCAAATTTACGCCACCTTAATCCATCAAATCTAAACAGTCTATTGGGTAGATAATCTGTACGCAGCGCAAACTGTCCATTAACCGGGTTGCTTGGGAATGAAATGCCTGCGGTAAACGGAGCTCCGTTAGGAGGTACACCGTCTTTGGTTAGATAACCTTCATAGCCATCTCCATCTGCCGGCAATATTACACTACTGGCAGTCTGCCCAACATACACGGCATTGCCATCTGTGTCGTATAAAAGATTACCTGCTTCGTCAGTGGCCTGTGTCTGTGCATCCACTGTCACAGATCCTGCATCCACTGTAGCTAGTTCTGTGGTGCCGTCCTCTGCTCTCTGTAGTGTATAATACTTGCTGGTGTCGTAGCCGCTGCGCGGTACATCTGCTTCTGCTTGATCTAACACCGCAGCAGTGATCTGCATTTCTTTTTCATAGGTGCTGACAACATCTCGTAATGTGTCAGCTAACGCAAAATATGTGTTGTTAGGAGGAGCAATGCCTGTGACTTCACGTATGACTTGATATTTTTTACCGTTGGTGGCTAATACTACTTCGCCTGGATAATAAGTAATGTCTGCATTATAGGTGCCTCGATAAGATTCGCTGTCGGCAATGTCATCTAGAATCTGTTTAAATTCTTGACTATCTACCAATGGCTTGCACTTGGCACGATATAAGTGTGGGTACCACGTGACTGAAAATCCTTCGGCTGCCCTGCTGACTTCTTCTATCACAAAGAAACGTTTCAAGGCAAATGTGAGATCATTTAAAGCATATTCATCTTTAAGGTGTGGCAGTTCTATCACATCACCTGCTATGATTTTACGACCTAGTTTTTCCACAGTGTCAGTGATATGGAAGGTGATAAAGATTGTGTCATTTTGTAGAAATAGTCCAAACTGGCTGAGGTTAAAATCAATATCAGATATATTATAGACACCGCGCATGACATAAACATCGGGATCGTACTTGCGATCTCTGTTTTCCAAAAACAACAGATCCTGTATGTTTGCCACATTATCAGTAGTGTAGTTAGGAGTACTAGGAGTATCGCCTTGAGTTGCAGCTCCCGGTCCGATGTATCTGTGAACCAGTACATCTGTTCCGCCAACCTGGAACATTTCCCAAGCGGATCTATCGATAAAGCGGAAATCGTTGCCCTTTTCGGGACGGTATAAACTGAGTCTTGGCATAGTCATATATTTACCGCTACGATAAATACTCGTATGAGCACATCAGATCAAGCCAAAAACTCTGTTTACAACTACTGCAAAGCCATGCTAGGCGATGGCATGGTAGATGTAGAATTAGATCCCATACACTACGACACAGCACTTAATCGTGCTCTAGCAACGTTCCGTCAGCGCAGCGATAACGCTGTAGAGGAAAGCTATGTGTTTATAACGTTGACAGAGAGCAACAACGAATACATTCTCCCCAAAGAAATTCAACAGGTACGTCAAATTTTTAGACGCAGCGTTGGTTCTAGAACCGGTAACGGCACCGGCGGCACAGTATTTGAACCATTTAATTTGGCCTATGCCAACACCTATCTGTTAAGCAGTACCAACATGGGAGGACTACTAACCTATGAACTGTTTAGTCAATATCAGGAATTGGTTGGAAAAATGTTTGGTTCTTTTATTAATTTTACCTATCATCCTCAGAGTCGCAAGTTGATAATTCATCAACGTCCTCGTGGTGAGGAAAGCATAATGCTACAGGTCTACAATACCAAGCCTGACTTTTCTATCATAGATGATGTATACTCAGGGCAATGGATCAAAGACTATAGTTTGGCTAACTGTAAGATGATGCTGGGACAGGCACGAAGCAAGTTTGGACAAATAGCAGGTCCACAAGGCGGCACACAGCTCAACGGCACAGCATTGATCACAGAAGCTCAAGCTGAGATGGAAAAACTCATAGATGATTTAATGAAATTGGTTCCCGGCGGCAGCGGCTATACCTGGATAACTGGTTGACCTTATAACTAATCTATATTATAATTGTTCTAAAGGGGACAATTTATGATCATAGGTGTATGCGGTTTTATAGGCTCGGGTAAAGACACTGTGGCCGACTATCTAGTTAATTTTCACGAATTTCGCAGAGAAAGTTTTGCGTCAACACTCAAAGACGCTGTGGCCAGTGTGTTTGGTTGGGATCGAACCATGTTGGAAGGACGTACAGCACAGGCTCGAGAATGGCGGGAACAGGTAGATCCTTGGTGGGCAGAGCGATTAGATATGCCCACACTAACTCCTAGATGGGTTCTACAATACTGGGGCACAGAAGTCTGTCGTAGATCGTTCCATGATGATATATGGATCGCTTCATTGGAAAACAAACTACGCACCAGCAAAGACCATATAGTTATTTCAGACTGCCGTTTCCCCAACGAGATTAAATCAATTAAAGACGCAGGCGGACAGATTGTTTGGGTGCAGCGTGGTGAGTTGCCCGAATGGTATGCAGATGCTATCAGCGCCAATCAGGGCAACAACGTAGGCCTTAATGCTATGAAGATGCGAAAAATACATGCATCAGAGTGGGCATGGTTAGGCAGTGAGTTTGACAGCACTATCAATAACAACGGTTCTATTGATGAGCTCTATGAACAAAGTGCAAATCTAGTAGTCAGCCACCAGATCTCCTTGCCTCCAAGTGATGCCCTCTTTGCCTAGGATAGAAGCACAGTTCAAGCACACGGTTTTGAGATTGTTGGGCCTGCAGTTGTTGAGATTTTCATCTATGTGGAACACACGAAACACCTCTGCGTGTTGGGATCGATAACCGCATTTTTCACATACAGTCTTGGGTTTGTATCCTGAACGTTGCCAACGAGGAACATGGGCACCTGCCCCGTGTGACAAACAAATCTCACACAGTGTTCTATAATAGGTTCGATTATCTTTGTAGTAATTAATGGCTCTAGGGCGCTGTGCGCAGGCCTTACAGAGTGGTCGCATATGGTATTTACCCTTTTCTGCCCCTTTTGTTATGTGCCTAACTCGCTGTTTTTGGAATAGAATGCTAAATATTATGAGCAACTATTACCAGGAGAATAGGCGATATGGCACTAACATCACCAGGCGTACAAGTTACG